TTTGTATTCTTTGCAGTTTGTTGGTTTGCTGTAGGTGATACCAATGTCCAGGCAGTTACTTGTTCCCTAGCATATGCACCAAAGGTTGCTTCTGTAACTGACACAGAACCTGCATCTGCTGATTCACCTGTGCTATCATCAAAGTTTGAAACGGCAGTAGCCAATCCAACGTATATATTACTTCCTAATCCGTTACTATTACCACTACCAAAATTAGCACTAGATACTTGTGCGTTGTTATTAAATATAAAATTTAGTATCCTATGCTCTAAATAAGTGGTTGCTGCATTTGAGGTTGCCATAATCTATCTCCTATGTTCTTTGCCTACGGGGTAACCCCTGCCTATAAGCATCATTGTTTTCTCTGGACTCACCAAAATCCTTTAAACGACTCACTTCTTCCATAAATCTTCTTTCGTACATTTGTATAACATCTGCCTCTCCTTTCATAAAAATATACGCTTCTACGAGCGATCCGTAAAGTAAAGCATTAATCGCATTCTTACTTAACCAGGATGTTGTAGTATCACTTGATATGGAGGATATGGCAGAACTATGTGAAGTATTAGAACCTGTTATTGTCTCACCAGTTGTAAATCCAGTTGAAGGTACAATAATCGTTAGTTTATTTGTGCTATCATTTTTACTTTCAATAGTTGCTGTAACTCCGCTTGACGAACCAGTTATTGTCTCACCTACTGAAAAACTTGAAGCCACTCCAACAGTTAATTCGATTGTGCTATCAGCTAAACTTGTTGGTCTGTAATAATAATGTAGCTCAACTGGATAATTGCTATTAGGTGTAGGAGATAAAATAAAATTATCTACATCAAATCTTGCATAATATCTGGGGACACCTGTTACAGATGGATTAGGGTGATATTCTTGAACAAAGTTTACATCTTTCTCTAACAGAAAAACTAAATTACTTGAAACTGTTATTGATAAACTAAAAGGTGAGAAAAAGTCTGTTGGAACAGACAAGAACCTATCCGAAGAACTTGTAGCACTTGTAACATTTTTACGAAAAACTTCAAAATCAATCATTTTAAAAAGACGATTTTCTGTAGATCGAATAAAATTTCTTAAATTAGAAACGAAAGTTGTTTCATCGTTTTCTGTGTAATCTTGTATGGCACTCTTTAATGTTGTTAATGTATAACTCATTTAACTCTCCAACGTCACAGGTCCAGCAGATGCCACTCCACCACCACCAGAAACATTACCTAATGTAGCAGTAGCACTCACACTAATTGTGTACTTATTTGTATCTACCACAGATTGTATTGTAAAGCCAGATGAACCTTGCAAGGTAGAACTTGATATACCATCAAAAGGTGCTACGTTTCTAAATCTAACAGTATCAGATGCAGATCTGCCATGTGCTCGTTCCGTTACTGTAACTGTAGTTGGATTACTGCCGCCCGTTCCAGTTTTAAAAGGATTATGTGATAAGATCACAGAAACAGAAGGCTCCTCTCTATCTGGTCTTGCATCTTTTATAGCCTCTGCATCAGCAGTTTTAACTCTTAAATCTATTTGAGGATGTTTTGGTTCAAACTCGTCTTTACCTACAAACAAGCCGTTCCACTCTTTTCTCATGTCTTTTAAACGATAACGAAAACCAGACCTATCAGATATACCATATGAGTTTTTGCCTGTTGCAAATCGTCCCATCAGACACTCAAATATTTAATATCGGGAGTTAAGGTTAATGCAACTTTATCTTCATCTTCAGCTGCTGCTCTTTGAAACTCTTCTTCATACACAGATTTTAGTAGCTGTGTTCTTTCGGGAGCACGTTTAATTGATAAATAATAAGATAAACCTGCTACCATGCAAGGTAAAAATCTAAAAGGTACATCAGATGTATTTTGTAAGGTATCTGCATCTTGTATTCTTCTAACATAAAAATACTCTAAAGTATCTGTACTGTTCTCTGGAGTAGGCCATAAAAATATTTTTGGTGTGACTTGTCTATCAAAATAATATTGTGAGGGTCTTCCTGTTTGAGTTTTACTCGGTAAATTTAAATACTCACCTCTTGATATCTTAGACATACTGAAATCTGTGCCACTTCTTCTAAGCACAACTTCTAACAAATCTGTGTAATCAGAAGTAAAAGTGTAACTAGATGTTCCGCTTGTAAGAGCTTGTGTTGCTGAGTTTACTGTCCATAAATTTAATCCTCTGTTTGCCCACTCAGAAAACATAATATTAAGAGAACGTCTAGCTGTCCTCGCATCATAACCTGTTCTAACTTCAAGACCGCATCTTTCGTATGCTTCCTCTACAATCTCTCCTACATCTAAATCAAAGTCTCTTGAATCTGAAGTTGCCATTTAATCCTCATTATACAAATTATCAAAAATTTTATTTACATCTAATGTATAGTCTAAATCAGATTTTGAATAATGTATATGCTGTGAAGGTAAAAAATCTGGAGCACCTTCACCTGTTTCAAACCATGCTGGATGTGTAACACGAACTCGGTTATTTGGCAATGCTACAATATTACCTGTCCATTCACCTGCATCTATAAGATACATGACATGACTCTGTTTGTGCTGTGCGGGATCATCAGCAATTTCACTATCAGTGTAATCCACTGTAAATAAATACTTTGCTGGATAAAAACTTCCACCTATTTTTGCTAACCAGGGACAAGGTGTTGCTCTATCTAAGGTGTAAACTGCATGTGTATGGGAGGGACAATCCCAAGGTTGAGCATTATATACGTCCATAGGGACTGGCCACTCCTCTACAGGAATGTCAGCCATCAAAGCAGTTATAGGCATTCTCGCCCACATAGCTCCCCCATGAACATTGGGGTCATCTGTATCATCTGTTTCTGAACCAGTAAAAATTACTTGAAAGCTTAAACATCTATTAGGCATTGTTGTTACAGCAATGGCCATAGCGTGTAAAAACTCTCCGTGGTATCTAAGATGATTACAGGTATATTCTCTTCTCACCCAACATTTAAAGTGAGGAATATTACTCTGTAAATAAGGCATTACTTCTTAGTTTTAACTAACTTATAACCTTTTTTCTTAGCAGCAGCTCTAATCTTAGCAATAGTCATAGTTGCTCCGCCTTTTTTCATGCCTTTGGTTTTTACTTTACCACCTCTTTTCATGCCTTTGGTTTTAATTTTTCCACCATTAGCGTAGCCTTTTTTCTTCATCATATTTTTAACTCCTGTAGTTATTTGTTTTGAAATATTTGAGCGTGATATTGTCATTTAAACCAACTCATTGCAAAGTTAGCTACAACGCCAACAACACCACCCAAGGCCATCATAACCCAAAATCCACCTCTCCACTTATCAGCAGTGGCACGAAGTTGAGTTACATCCGTTTTTAATTCTTTCATATCGTCTTGAATAGACTCCACTCTTTCTTCAAGCTTTGCCAAAGATATCTCAAGTCTTTGTGTTTGAGACATCTTCATTTTTAGTATTCTTTTCTAAGATATAAAATTATTGTATATGTGTCACCACTTGCATGACCAACAGTTGTAAAGTTTATATCACCTGTTACACCAGATCCAGCATTGTTAGTAATGCCTCCAAATGAAGTATAATCATGATGACCAGATTGATTCTCACCTAACTGAATAGCAAACGCATCAGTAGATGCATCAAATAATATACTAACTTTCATACCAGTACACTGCCACCAGATCTTTTGTATTGAGACACCAGTACAAGTACTTCCATCTGTACCAGTTGATAAACCACTTACATCAACTTTAGTGACGGCACTTTCTCCAGTGCCATCACTTATATTAGTAAGTTTTATAACTGCATATTTTGGACCATCAAGAATGGTTTGGGTTGAAACTGCATCAGCCATTTCGCCCTCCTAAAATACAGAATATTCTAATTCAACTGTAAATCTTCCAGCAGTTACATCAGCATTGACTGTAGTTGTCGCTCTAGCATACAAGTGCAAGTTAGCAACTGCAGCAGTCACGTTTGGAACAAATATATGGTAATTACCAGCAGTATTATTAAAATTAATATCAATTTCAGTGATAGACTGTGTAGCACTTAATTGTTCATTAAATGATGTTACACCTGCACCTACTATTTCTGTACCACTTACGGCTGCGTTTGTTGCAGTTCCACTTGTAGAACTAAGTGCTAAGTTACCAGCTAATGTTTGTCCAGCAGCAGTTGTAATACCAATTAAAGCTCTGTGTATAAAAATTTTACTTGGAGTCACTAGTCCATCAGGTGCATCTGCATTTAATGTTCCTAATTCTACTAAACAATCTCCATCTGCGTAAGCAGTAGATGCTGCATTAGTACTAGCTAATGTTCCAGCAAATGATTGTATTTTACGAGTTCCTAAAGATACTAATTGTCCAGTTGAGTTAACTGAAAAACCAGTTTCTGTCACAGCACCGCTTGTGCCGTCCTTATTAATTACATTGAATCCACCTTCTGATCGAACTGGACCCGAAAAAGTTGTGTTAGCCATGTTAATTCTCCCGTCTTGGCAAGTGTCAATCACATTATGCGATTGTCGGTTAATTATTTATATAATGAAAAAAGCCAGATTGCAATGCAACCTGGCAAAGTTTTTTCTATTGGGAGGAAATATTGAATGCTTATTACAATATATCTAATATTAGACCTACCACAAATTAAAAAGGGTGGCAAGTGCCACCCTTCAAATCCCAGAATTTATTTTTAGTTATGCACCTGGTGAACCAAATACACATCTTGGATCAGAGAATCCAAAAGAATATCTCTCACGAGCTTTGTATCTCATGTTTCCAGTATCAAAGTCTGCTTCCATACCAGTTGATAAAGCTACACGCTCAAAATGTAAGAACCCACGAGGAGTATCTGTCAAGATGAAGAATGCATCTGTATCAGTTAAGAAGTCATTTACCACATAACCTTGAGGTAACATGCCTGTAGTTTTAAGGGCATTTAAATCATTGTCAGAAGTACCAACTCTTAATGCTGAGTTCATAATTCTTTCCGCAACAAATTGTAATTGTCTAGGAACAATTAATTTAAGACCTCTTAATGCTACAATAAGACCTCTCTCATCAACAAAACCTGCAATCTTAATTAACGCATCTTCAAGAGATGTTTCATTAAGGTCTGCTGCAGTTGAAGGTTCATTCGCAAATGTCGCTCCAGTTGTTAATGGGTGATCTGTTGCACAGAGTTCTTTACCATCACCACCAGTTACAGTGCTATCAAACGCATTGTTCAATACAGCTGCCGCTTTAACTTGCTTAGTGTGTGCCATTGAACGTGCTAAAGCCTTTGTGTATCTAGCAGAAAGTCTGTCATAAAGATTATCTTCTACAGCTTCTTCTGTGATACTAAATGCTAAAGCAATAGTCTCATGGTTATACCTTGCAGTATATGCTTCATTTGCATCGTCAAACGCTACTCCAGTACCTTCCGATTTAGTCGGTGCAGCACCAAAGCCAGATAACATTACTTCTTCTTCAAATGATCTGTCTGATGACTCTGTTGTGAAAATTTCAGAGTGTTGGTTTTCATATCTACCATACTCCATTCCAAAAAGAGCATTAAGACCTGGCTCTAGCTCTTTAGATAATTGTGCTCTACTTATCGCCATAATTAATCTCCTTTAAGAAATAGCTGCATCAGAATCTCCAACAGAACTGAAGAAGATGTGATTGTTAATTTTAACGATATAATTTACCCCAGCAGCAGAATGATCTGCATTTGTAGGATCATCGTGGATACCCAATATCATCAAAGGATTAGACGGATCTGAATCCTCTGCTGTAGATATATCGATCTGAGCAGTTGAAATACCACTAGTAGTGTTCCCTGCTGCACCATTTTCAAGTTCTACTGTCTTGAAAATATCTGCTCTAGCAGTTGCCTTATTGGTATTTGTTCCATCAGATGCAACAATATATCTTTGCATAGGGTTATCATACACAAATGCTTTTATATCGTGGTTAGTGTTTGCTGACCCAGAACCAGGCCATGTGTTAGAAAACTTTAGTTTTCCTGTTGTTGCGTCAACATATTCACAACCTGCAAAAACACCTAACAACTGTTTTGTATCACCAGTTGCTGAGCCTATTGCAACAGTTCCACCCGTTAATTCAACAACAACAGGTGAACCTTGGAATATAGCTGAAGCATCACTTGCGATAAAGTATTGATTTACTCCATCAGCAGTAGTACCGCCAAAACCATTAATTGGTTTTAAGCCGAATTTTAAGCTTACATTAGCCATAATGTATTACTCCTAAATTAAAATTAAAATTTCATTAGGATTCACCTTTTCGGTTTCCTCCAAATGTTACACGACTTTGCCTCTCCTTTTGGATTGGCATAGAAGGATGCGACTCCTTCATTAAGTTTTCATCTACAGCCGTCATTTGGTTGCGGGTTCGACCCCGGTAATATTCGTTTCTTTCCAATGCCGTCTCTTCAGGTATCCTAGCCAATATCAAGCCTCCTTGACCAATCACACCAGCGTATTTACCTTCCGTAATTGTGGAAAAGTCTTGATCAGAATATTCGTCAGCACGAACAGGTTCCCAACCTTCTCTTAATTTAGCGTGGACGTTCATTTGATCCTCCTCGCCTCTAAGATTGGTTCTTATCCATCTCTGTCTATATCCCTCTGGTGGTTTTGGAGCATCAAGTCTGCTCGGTGGTGACCAGGGTTTTCTACGGGTAGCGTTTTCCCGTGAGTTCGCTTCTCTTTTAGTTCGATCTGTCATAATCTACTCCTTTACATACTTTGCGTACTCTTCAAGAGGTACGTTAAGTTTTTTAGCGATTGCCACCTGCGAAGGAGTCAACCTAACAGTTCTGCGTCCCTGTTTCTTGCGTGAAGCGGAAGTGTCAGCAGGAGCGACCCTGGCACTTCCTCCGTTTGCTCGTTCAGTTGTAAATTTGTCTGGGAACAAACCTTTTAACTGACGATCAATCTCATCATAGTATTCATCAGAAGAAAGGTCAAACCCTTCTTCAGATAATTTTTGGTGAATGCCCATAGCTGTACTTGTCATCACTTGATCTTCACCAAACCATTCATTCTTTTCTGCCCAAGCTTGTGCCTTTGGATCAACAGGTGCTGCTTGAGGTTGTGCTTGAGGTTGTGCTTCATTCTGAGGTTGATCAGAAATCTGTTTTGCTTGTGCATCTTGCCTATCTTTCGCTATTCTATGACGTTCTTGTTCTATAGAAATTTTTGAAAGTGCTTGTTGTGCATCAAACATTTTATCAACATCACCGGCATCGTGAGCCTCTTTATAGTTCTTTTTTGCCTGTTCAAGTTGAGCATCAAGCCTTGTACCATACTCAGAAATATAGCCTTGATCTAAATTTTTTAAGCGTTCTTTGAGTTTTTCATTTTCTAAGGCTGCTTCCTGGGCCTTCCTCTCCGCTTCTTGCTTGGCTCTTTCTTCGTTTTTGTATTTGGTTGTGAGCTTTTTGATTCTATCTTGTGCCCTTTTACCAACATCTTGTAGTTCTTTGTCATCGGAGTCTTCTGCTTTTTGTTCAGACTGTCCAGAACTAGGTTTATCTTCTGTCTTAACATCAACAGCAGATTGATTAGTTTCGTCCAAAGTGACTTCAACATCTTTTTCCTCTTCAGTTGTTTCAATTTTTTCTTCAGCTAAATTTTCTGACATGTTTTATTTCCTTATATATGTTTAATATCTTCTGGATCTAATATCGTAGCTATAACTTCATCATCGTTAATAACACGAACTTCCATATCTTCTAATGAAAAGCGTGACCCTGCATATCGACCTATGCAAATCCAATCACCTTCCTTGCACCAGACTCTATCTTCTTCAAATACAGCAGGTCCAAACTTAGCAGTATCTTGATACGCTAAAGGTCCAACTTTAAGGACATATGCAACAACTGTCGCTAATGCTTCTCTCTGTCGTATTTGATCTGGTATAATAACACCCTTATCAGTAACTTCTTTACCTTGATAAGGTGCAACAAGAATCCTCCAACCAGTTGGTTGAGGTAGTCTTTCTTTAAATGATTTATCTAAAAGAGTAGGATCTAATACCCTCTCTTCTTTTTTAACATAAGCTTTTTCTTTATTTTTCTTCTGAAGTATATGATCAGGTACTAATAATGTCTTGGGCATCTTCGTAATTCTTCTCCAACAAGGACTTCATTTCCTCCTTTGCGTAGGTTAAGCCTTGTATCTCACCTACAAGAAGTCGGTAGTTCTCAATATCTTGAATACCACCAGATGTTAAGATCGTAGCAATATCTTGCTCACGTCTTTCTAACATCTTATATACATGTTTTGCGAAGTCTGCAACATCCATCTTGTATTTTTTAATAAACTCCAGAAAAGTTATTGCCAGAAACTTGTATAGAACCACCATTAGCTTTTTTCATTATAGGTTTATCTTCTACTTTTTTATTTGATTTATCGCCTAACATTTGAAAATCTTTTTTAGTTAATCTGCCATCTTTATCCATATCAATTTTACTTTGATTACCTTTTAATTCGCTCATTTCTTTCTCCTTTTTCTTAAAATGCTTTTTAAAGTTTTAGCTTGTTTTGCGTGTAACTTAGATGCTTTTTTTAAACCCTTAATTACTTTTTTAACTTTCTTAGTATGCATTACTTACTCCTTTTAGTTAAAACTTGTAGTCCCTGTTTACCAAAACGATACCCAAACGAGCTCCCTATCACTATATACAACATGTGATGGAACCAATCGGGTGTGTGTTGATCTAAAAATATAAACCCTTCTTTAACGTATTCCTGTGTCCAAGGCAGGAAACACGCCGTCAGAACCGCTATAAACCAAAGTGACCACGCCTCGTCCTTCCAACTTTCACCCATCTGATTTGTAAGAGCCTGTTCATTAAGAAAACTAGATGTCGCTTCTGTCTCGTAAACTTTTGCTTCCGCTCTGGCTTTTGCTACCTTTACTTCTGTTTCTGCTTTTGCTTTATCAACACGTCCCTGTAACCACGTACCCGCTAAACTTGATATTGGGCCTATAATACTACCTAACATTTCCATCTTCTCCTTGCTTGTCTTAGACGACTATTTGGATTCTTAGCCGCCTTTGGAAATTTTTTCATTTGTCCTGCACTTCTAGCACAAAACGACTTACGTCTTTTAGCTGATTTACTTCCTGGTTTTACTTTACCAGTAACCGCTGTTTTTAGCTTACTTCCGGGGTTTTCACGTCTATATTTAGCTACACCTTTAGCGGTCATACCCGCACCAGATTTGGTGGGTCTTTTATCTCCGCTCTTTATACTGTAGCCTTTCATGCTACCCCTTTTTCTTGCCATTTTGTCTACTCCTTCTTATAGATTCTTTACCCTTTTTAAATATACTTGCAACCTGACTTTTACCCATGACTTTGGCTCTTTGTTCTCCAACTGTCAATATTTGAATTTTTCGAGCAAATGGCTTATTAACTTTTTTAACTTTTGCCACTGTTGCACGAGCATCAGACGGAGTTGCAAACTTAATTCCAACAGTATCTTTTGGATTTTCATCTGTATATAACCTCCTTCCGCTACCTTTTGGTTTTTTTCCTGTCCCTACTTTTGGGTCTTTTTTCTTTACTGCCATTGTTGTTCTCATTGTATAGGTTATCAAATATTCTATTTACGTCTAACGTATAGTCTAAATCAGATTTAGAATAATGTATATGTTGAGAAGGTAAAAAGTCTGGTGCACCTTCACCTGTTTCAAACCACGCAGGATGAGTTACTCTTACACGATTATTTGGTAAAGCTACGACATTACCTGTCCATTCACCTGCATCTAGTAAGTACATGACATGGCTCTGCTTATGCTGTGCAGGGTCGTCAGCAATCTCACTTTCTGAGTAGTCAACTGTAAATAAATACTTAGCAGGATAAAACTGTCCACCTATCTTAGCTACCCAAGGACAAGGTGTTGCTCTATCTAATGTATAAACAGCATGAGTATATGAAGAACAGTCCCAAGGCTGGGCATCATGTGTTGCCATTGGTTCAGGCCATTCCTCTACAGGAATATCTGCCATTAGACCAGTAATAGGCATTCTAGCCCACATAGCTCCTCCATGCACATTTGGTTCATCTGTATCGTCTGTTTCGCAACCTGTAAACATAACCTGAAAACTTAAACACCTATTTGGCATAGTAGTAACGCCTATAGCCATAGCATGTAAAAAGTCTCCGTGGTGTCTTAGATGGTTACAAGTGTATTCTCTCCTTACCCAACATTTAAAGTAAGGGATATTACTTTGTAAATAAGGCACTACTTCTTTTTTCTACCTCTTAATGCTTTCATTCTTTGAGCCATGGTTTGTTTTTTACCATTTTTACCAGCGGCTTTTTTCTTGGCATCTACTTTTTTAATAGCTTTTTTAAGATTATTAATCTTACCACCATTTTTCATGCCTTTTCTTTTCATTGCACCACCTGCACGGTAGCCTTTTTTCTTCATCATACCAGCCATTATATATCTCCTATTTTCTTTTTTTGCTAGTTTTTCTTCTTGCGGATTCAACTCTTCTTGGTTTACCCGCAGGTTGCCCTATTCTTTTCTTTTGAGCAATTCTTTTCGCCTTTTCAGAGCTTGACATCTCTCCCGAAGTTTTTGGGGTTTTAGAAGAGACCCTCTTTGAGGGGCGACAATATGGAGTACCCCGTTTCTCACCTTTCCTTCTCCCACAAGCCTTCCCCGTGCGGACATCTTTCCAATCCTCCTTAAACCATCGTTTTAATGCTAGACCAGATTTTGTTTTTCTTACTGCCATAGCACATTATACATATTTAGTGACTTTACGTCTTTTTACTACACCACAACCTCTGGCTATCTTAGAATTGCCAGCAGGTCTTTTTCTATGTCCTCTTCTAGTTAAACCTCCACCAGATAATTTTACAATGCCGCCTGCGGCTTTCTTTTTAGAAGATTTGCCATAGTTAGCAGCACCAACTTTTCTACACTTAGCTATGGCTCCTGATGCATAAGCACTTGGAAAAACTCTATAACGAGATTTAACTTTATGATAACAAGCGTCTTTTGGCATAACTACCCCTTTATTTTTTTAGTGATTAATAAATATATAGTGTAACAAGTAAACACGTAAACAGTAGCGATACCAATGTCAACTAGGTGTTCACGCATATGATAGATAAACTGTATGCCAGCTTCTACATCGCTACCACCACCTTCGGTAACATTAATGGTTTTAGTAAAGTTTTCTACATCACTAACTGTTTGTTCTATCATTTACCTGTTAACCAATCCCAAAATGTTTTTCTTTTAGCAGTCCCAATTAATTTTTTAATTAGGTTCATTATACTATTATTTTTATCTTCTACCAATTTTTTTCTTGGTCTACCTCTTTTAGCCATCTTTTTCTCCTTTTTGCGGAATGCAGTAAGTAGTAACATAAACTTTCGAAAAAGCCGTTTGCTGATGCATGTTCTGTGCACGTATTTTTTCTGCGAATCTGAGGCATGTATCAATATCAGAGAAAAAGACACGTTCTTGTATATTTACTCCATGTAACACTACTATTAACACCCATATCATTTACCATTTTCTTTTGATCTAGTAAAAGCTGTTGTTCCCATAAAAGTTGCAACGATACCTAAATTTGCCACAACATACGTAGAAAGTAAAGCCGTAACCATCTCAACTCGTGCATCTGGTATAACTGGCGACATAACTAACACTATTAATATAATAGATGATATAGAAGACACCCAACAAAGCATACGTTGTTGGTCTTGCATTTTATCAGAGTTTTCAAGGCGTATCATATGCTCAGAACGTGCAAGCTCATCATCACTTACAATGCCATCACCATCTAAATCAAACTGTTCGTATTGACTACCTTTTTCTAATTTTTTACTCATTTAAAACTATCCTTTATGCTTTTTACTACATTTTTTAATGTAAAGGGTTTTTCATTAGGTCTATACTTACACCGCATTTCTCTTGGACACTCACCTGCACCTATGGGTACATACTCGTTCCACTGTGTATAATTAGCTCCAACGTAAACACAAACCCTTGTTTTATCTTCTAGTAGTTGTTTTGCTAATCTGCAAGTTGTTACTCCTTTTTCTCTAGCTATTGCAACAACAACTAAAAAAGACACAATGCAAAAAAATATTAAAAAATAATATATAAAATTATACAACATGACCATCAACCAACCTCCATGGTAATCAACCAAACCATCCAACCAAGAGCAGAAAACCCTATAAGACAAGCAATACTCATGATTGTGTAATCTCTTATCATACGTTTTTGCTCTTCACGAGCATATACGGCTTCCTGCCTCTGCCGTCTAATTCTACCTTCTTCCCGTAACAAGTCATCGTAAGCTTGCAAACCATAATGCCCTATCAACCAGTTTTTTAATTCTTCTCTTTGTTTTTGTATTTTCTTTTTAGCTGCAAAACTTTCCATTGCAACTTCCTGGACAGAACCATTAAATAGTTTATCGAATGTTGAAGGGTTGTTAGAGTTTTTGTGAATGTTATCTATATCAGATACAGCACCCATCCATTTACCCAAGGTAGCGGTACAGTCTTCAAGTTCTTTGCCCGACTGTACCATAGATATAAAAGTTTTGTAACAAGTTGTGGCGGTGCTGACCGCTGCCCCTAATGTAATTGGATCAATCATATCAGCACATTATTTTACTATAAGACCAACCAACAGTACTATTATTGTTCCTGCTGTCCCAATCATTATGTGTTCAATTCTTTTAATACGTAATATAGTCTCTTTCCACCGCTCAGCACATACAGCCTCGTGGGTGTCTATTTGAGATTTAACTGATGTTACTGTTGGTTTAGCCATTACGCTAAATCTCCATGTACTGCACCAACTGTATCTGGAACATCTTGTGTAGCATTTGCTGCATCATTAACACATCTTATATCGTGAACAGATGTTGTTTGCACACCTACATCTGAACTAGCATTGTGACTAGTTTGAGGGTCGCCAGAACTACCAATCGCACAATAGGTTGCATTTCCCATATTGTTGGTTCTTGTTAAAGTATAATCACCAGTGCCATTATCTGTAACACTTGCATTGTTAAATGAATCTGTGACGGAAGTTCCACTACTTTGAAGTAGCACCCACTGTTTACACAAACCTTGTTGTAAATTTGTTGTTGTACTGTTGCCTTCACCTGTAACAGCAATGATTCCTGCCGTTGTTACACCTGTTACTGTATCTACTTTAAGTTGACTAGCCATTATGCTAAATCTCCACATACTATTGCACCCATATCATCAGAATCTGCTGATGAACCAGATGAATAATGCTGATAATTAGTTAGTGCAGTTGTATGATTA